CTTGTGGTTCATATTCAGCTGGATTGTTAGTAATTTTTGTACTAACTCCCTCATCAAGACTGCCTGGTGTTAAGACGTAGCTATAAGTTCGAGCATAATTTGATGCAGTTGTTTCATTTTGATTTGGTTTGATAGATGGTTTATTACCAAGGTAAGTAGAATTTTTATCAAGGAGATTTACTATATTGTCGGTAAACTGACCTGTCAATAGATTTTTAGTTTGTATACGAACATTATAAACACCAGTCTTGAGGGCAGCAAGAAGATTTTGATCTCTCCTAATAACTGGCATATGCAGCACCTTGTAATTATCCTCCGCACTTGGATCTGTTCTATTGTTATTAAAGTAAGTATATGTACGATCAGTGCTATTATTCTTATAATCCTCTATACCTTTTTTGATTAGACCCTCAATTGATCTAAAATTAAATCCCTCCTGAGTTTCGTAAAAGAAAAAACCAGGTGCACCCGTAATTGGTTTTGTTTTCTTTACTAAATGAAATATTAAATCAAGGGGACTTTCATTTTTCCCCTCTACTTTATCTGATGTTCTAGATTTTTCTATATTTTCCTCAAGAAAAGGTAGATTATTTTCTGTCAGTATCTTCTTAACTGCTTCATCTATGGTTCCAATTCCATAATAACTTAATCTTGGTTTACTTGCAGTATCAACTGCGTATTTGGATACTAATGGTAATTGAAGAACTTGTCTTTGGTTTTGAGTTAATGCTATTGGAACACCATTAATCACCATTGGTTGTTTTGTTGTTAATGTTCCACTTTCATTTACAATTTCAAAAGTAATAAATTCTGTGCCATCACCAATTATTGGAAAAGCATCTCTAATAGAACCTAAGTTATCTCTTTCATCTGTTGCGGAATCACCAGTATCAACTATGGTAGCTTTTGCAGTAATCTGATATGAATGAAGGCTTTCATAATAATCAAACTGAACTGTTTTCCCTTCGAGTTGTGCAGTTTTTGTGTTAAAACTATCTGATGTCTCAGTGGATTGAGCAAAAATCCCCTCTGTCACAACAGACTTATCAATGCGAATATTTTTATAATTTGACGGACCTACGAATGGCATACTAATCTACAAGAATTTTTTGACTTATGATGACAACTTCTTTTCCGTCTTGAACACCAGTTCCAAACTGTAAATCACCACGACCTAAAGTTTCTTCAATCTTATTTAGTATCTGTTTTCGATTAAATGGTACCACATCTCCTTGCACCGTCACCACAGTTTGAAGATCTTTGTCTCTTATCAAGGCTGACTCAGTATCAATAAATTCTTTTGTTACCTTTTCATAATTCTTTTTTATACTACTATCTCTTTTTAAAGCACCAAATCCTTTCGCATTTGGTTTTTTAAATTTTTTATCTACATCATCAGTATTATCATCATCCTTTATATCATCTTCTCCACTAGTCGGTGTTATACTATCGGAATTATTTGAAATTTCAAAACTTTTTTCTAAATCAGCAAATTCTTTGTTTGCTTCCTCAAATGAATCATTTACACCTGCTAGTGTATTATCAGCGGTTGTCTTCGTTTTATCAAAACTACCAAAAAAACCTTTTATTGCATCAACCATTCCTATAAAGAAGTTGCCAACTTTTGTAGATTTTTCCTTTGTCTTTTCTAAATCTTTATCTACTTGTTGTTCCCTTTTAGGAATCATGTTTACTAATGCACCAAGTAAAAATAAAGATGCAAAAGATATTACTTTACCAAAAATATCACCAGGTGTTTTTAATACATTAGAAGTTATATTACCTAATGATTTACCAAAACTTGAAGTGTTTGCTTTTAATTTTGCTCTTCTTTCTTTTCTCTCTGTTACATTTCTGGATATTCTTTTTCTTTTATCAGATATAGATTTTAATTGTGAATTAAATCTAGTGAATGATCCTCTTATTTTTTCTGCAAGAGAATTTAATTCTTTTGCCCTATCTTCAACTGCCATTATACTTTCTCTCCTAACTCATTCATTATAGTAAATTCAGGAATACATTGATTAAGATCATCTGTGCACTTACCAATATTTGGAGTTACTGCTATTGTACTACCACCTGGTTCTACTTGTTTTATCTGCTTCTTAGTTCTCTGGTCAAGCATTGGCAATTCCAAAAATGATATGTTTGATGCACCACTTTCAGTTCTCATGCCTTTTATCCTATCCATTTGAGCTGCAGTCATAACTTTACCCCCAGTCAATGCTGTAAATTCAATTGGAAGAGGAGTATCCTCATTGAATACAACAGTTTCTCGAGCTGAGAATGGACCACCTATTGCTCTTCTTGTTTTATTTTCCTTTTCTTTTTCTTTCTGAGCATCAAATCTCTTCTTCTCTAATATTGAGTCCTTCAAGAATGGTGCATTAAATTCTCTTGCAATATCAAGAACTGCAAAACCCCAACCAACAAATGGGATGGCACTACCTAATGATAAGAAACCACCTGCTATATCTCCCTGACTAAATCTATAAATTGCTACACCAAGATCAACTATATCACCAAGAACTGGTATTGCACCAAACGCTTTCAATCCAGTTTTTTCAGCAACTTTTCGACCAACCTTACCTAATAAAAACTTTGTAGGAGTTTCTTTCGCAATTTTATCTCCTAATTTTAATAATTTTGGACCAAATTCTGTTATGAATTTTTTAGGATTAGAAAGAAATTTAAATGTCTGTACAATAAAAGTTTTTAATGCACCGAACGTTCTAGAAATGGCTTTGTTAATAATGAATAATGTTGCACCCAGAGTTCCTAATGCAATGAGAGGTCTATCTTGTATAGATTTGAGAATACCTTTAAATCTTTCCATATTCTTAGGATCCATCAGCCATGTTAATGATGCGTTAACACCAACACCTGCTAAGAATAACGTTCCAAATTGCAGCAACTTATCAAATATATTTTTAAATGGTTTGACTATTGTGTTCCCTATTGAAGTTGCTATCTTACCTATCTTTTTAGTTTCTATTCTTCCTTCTTTATCTCCACGTTTTCGATCTAATTTATCTTGTCTTTCTTTTGAGAGTAAAAGTTTTTCAGTTTTTATTCTATTGCTAAAATCTTTCTCTAATTGTCTAGCGACATCTGCTAATATTAAATTTGTATTGATTAATGACTCTTCTAATACGTTGACCTTTGGAGTTATCTTTTCTCCAATCTCTACTCGTTGTGCTTTAAATATATTTTTTAATGTAGTAATCTTCTTTTCATTATTGGCGACTCTTCCTTCAAGACCACCTGCTCCAATTTTAAAGGTGCTCCTGTTTATTTTTGGTCCGCCACTCATAGCAGCCATTTTATTCTCAAAATTTTCAAAGACGGGAGATGATTTATCCATTTCTTTGTTGTGCTTTTAAGTTTTCCTCTTCAATATGTTGTTGCAACAATGATATATAGATCTCTCTTTCCCAAGGGATCATATTTTCAATCTCAGTTAAAGAGTATTTATGATGCTGAATCAAGGCAAAGTTTGTCTTATAGTATGACTCAAGATTCGTATGAGCCATACCTAGTTGAAAAAAGCTGCCAATCCCTCCAATAATATAGTTGATTCTACGTCTGTTTTAGGATTTTTTACTTTTACCTTATGTGACAACTTAGGCATTGTATCAAAGAAATTTTCAATCAATTTAAATTGTTTAGTATTTAACTGATCAATAAAATCTTCAAGTTCTTTTTTTGTTGACTCAGATGCATTCCAACTCTCTTCTTCATTATAAATCATATCAATAGACGATATAACTACATCCATTGTATTACTGACACTTTCAACACCTGCTTCAAAATTACTCTCTATGAATTGTTTCATAGATGGATATTTTAATTTTAGTGATAGATTATCATCAAGTTTAATAGTATTTGTATGAGATTTGTCTTTTTTGACCTTTATTGAATCAAGATCTATTGAAACCTCAACACTTGTTTTCTCATCATCAGGGCAAATCAAATTTAAAGAAATTGTCTCACCAACAGATTTTGATCTAACATTTAAAAATAGATATTCAATATCAAAAGTCGCAAGTTCATTTAGTTTGACACCTCTTGTCATAATACATGCAGTCAATATTTGAATAATCGCTGCGGTGATTTGTTTCTGATCTTCAGTTTCAAGTGCCATGATGAGAATTTTTTCCTCACGCACCAAAAATGGTCTATACTTTATTTTCTTTCCGTTAGATGGTAAGGTCAATTCATACGTTGGAGTATTAATCTTAGGTAATGGCATAATGTTTCAATTCATTAAAATTATTTATATGGGTATTTAACCTCTTACTATATAGCGGTCATAATTGAAAGATACAGTAACTTTTAATATATCAGCAGGTCCGTAACTTACTGGAACTGATGACATACTTTTTGGAAAAACATTAATAAACTGATATCTTATGGTTCTCTTAAAATTTTTTTCAAATTTGTTAATATACAATGTATTACACTTATAAGAATCAGGATATCTCATTCTACGATAATATGATTTCGTTTGTTGCTCCATTAAACGATTAGAACCACTTGAAATATACTCCATCCAACCTTCAAATATCTTTAATAATGTATAATTTTCATCAACGTAGAAAGTAAAATCAATGTCTGTATAGATTCTTGTATGTGCATATTGTTGAGGTATACCCATGAAATTGTCTTTTACTTCTGCTGTTGCATACGAAGTTGTTGGTAAACTTGCATCATTACATAATATTCCACCCCTCTCAGCAAGAAATCTCCTAAAATCAGACGCATCACTATAATTTTGAATATATGCCTCAACTTCTGGTGTTAATGAGGATAATGTTACCAAAAAATGGTTTGTTTGTGCCAAAGGTCCCATTAGACGATTGGCAATTGCCATATTAAACGGTTTTACTAGTGTCTCTGCCACTCTAAATAAGTATGATTGTTATTTCTATTTATGTCATATAAAGGAAAATATTATCCTTCCTATCCCAGAAAGTATAAAGGTGATCCTACAAACATTATATACAGGTCACTTTGGGAAAGAAAATTCATGGTTTATTGTGACAAAAATGAGAAAATACTTGAATGGGGAAGTGAAGAAATTGCACTACCCTATCGTTCTCCTGTTGATAATCGAGTTCATAGATACTTTCCTGACTTTTATATCAAGGTTCAAGA